CGACCACAGGTGCTTTCTGCAAGACCGGCGCAGCCAGACTGGCGGCACGCGTGACGCCAGCAGCCGGCGCTACCGTACGGCCTATTTCGCGTGCGATGGGGCGGGGTTTCGTTACAAACGTCCGCGCAATAGTGTCGACAGCTTCCTTGCGCTGCTTCTGCGCTTTCTTTACTGTCTCTTTACCGAAAATCAGACCGGCTAGGGGGTCCGTAATCATGGCGGCGGCGTTGTACGCGCCTTCAGGGATGCCGATCAGTGCTTCGTTGATGACGTCCAGCGTTGTGTCTATCGCGCCAATACCCGTGCCGCGCTGACGAGATTTAGCTTTTGGCTTCGGCGCAGCCCTAGCAGCCTCTGGGTGTTGCGCCAGAATTTTAGCTTTGACTTGCGCGTCAGTAGCGCCGGCTGGGCCGTCGATGCGATAGGTGCGACCGTTAGGCGCTGTCATTTCATAAGTCGGCATTAGTCACCTACCACTGTAGCTTTACCCCAGCCACCGGTCGGCGTTACCCGTCGAGGCGGCGTTGCTTTCGGTTTAGTTTTGGTAGTGGCGCCCGTTCCAGAAGGCACTTTAGTATATTTCGGCGCCACAGGGCGGACATCCAACCGAAGTTCAGGCGCTTCCTTTATGACTTCGCGGTATACGTCTCCGTAACGCTTCAACGCCAGTTCGCGTGTGCGGTACAGCACATCCCGCAAGCGTTGCATTTCAACTTCCTGCTTGCGCTCTGTACCCGTCTGCGTCAGCTTAGTGGCGGCTTGTATAGCTACCTGCAAATCGCGGTCGGACACAACGCCCTGCGGAGACGCACCGGTTTCGGTTTGCGCCCTGTCGTCGATAAGTTTCTGAAGGACCGTATTGCTAGTGATGTAATCGTAATCTGCCTGCGCGTCGGCGCGGCGCGGCGTTTGAAGCACACGCGGTATGCGGCCTTCAACCATGCCGATAATGCTGTTTCGGTAAGGCGAACGCAAAAAGTCGTCGATTGCCTTGATGCGGTCGGTGAGGTTGTTCACCAGCACCTGCGTTTCAGACAGCGCGCGCGGCAGTTCACCGCGCAGCTTTTCCAGACGCCTTACGCGCTCTTCACCCGCTACAATCTGAGGCTGCGTGACGACCTTAACATTTTCCGACCCAGCGGTTTCCGCCGCTTTCTGGCTGCCTAATATTCCCGGTGCGACGTTAGCGCCGGGCGGTGTAGGTGTTTTAATGATGAGCGGCTGCCCCGCGCCCGACTGGGCCATCATCTGCTGCATCGGCGGCGCGCTACGTAGGTCGGCCACTTGCGACTGCATCGGACCGCGGCGGTCCACCGCAAACTCCGACTGCGGCGTCCGACCGTCATACGACATCGGCTCCATACGCATACCGGCATTACCGCCGGCAGCTTCGTCGACGACTTCAATGTTGTTGCTCTGCACCCAACCCGCAATCTTCGCGCGGCTTTCCGGCTGCGCTATTGAAAGCAGTTTGTCGAAGTTCGTCTTCGACATTACGCCGGTCTGAAGCGCTATATCAATAACTTCGTTCAGTGTCCCCGGTGTCGCCTGCGACATCTGCGGCGCCGCCATTGGCGCCGCGGTCGGTGCTGCGCCGGGGGCAGCCGGTCCTCGGCCTATGTTGAGAAGTTCGCCGCCGGGTCTAGTCCCGCCGACAGTGACGCTTACTGCTTGGTTTTCTGGAGTAAGCTGCAAAGATGCGACAGGCGACGCGATCTCTTTGTTTATGATCTGGTCAATAACCGACGCGATAGTTAGCTGCGTATTGCGGTCTGAAGCAATTTCTTCTGCTGAAGGTAAAATTTCAGCCCATTCCGGCAGCAGTTGCGTCGCGCGCTGGCGCCAATTAGTAATGGCGTTAAGGTCGCCCGACCGAATAACAGCTAGATCGCGCTTAACAAGCTGCGCTTGTTTCGCGTTTACATCCAAACTGGCAGCCAATGCGTCAGCCTTTGCCTTTTCTAATTGAGGCCCAGCCATAGCTGCTGCGCGCGCTTCCTGCGCCGCCTGAATATCCAACGTCTGCTGCGCCTGCGCCGCCTGACGTTCCGCTGCGCGCTGCTGCGTCATCATGTTAATCATCTGCGCGCCTTGCGCGATTGCGGGGCCAAGGCCGCCGCCTTGCGGTGCGCGGGCCTGAAGTGCTACCATTTGATTAGCCATGACTTAGTAACCCCATGCTGTTTTCGGTTTAAGAACGCCTGAACCGCCGGGGCTTCCGGGGCCGGTGGGTATGTACGGAGGGGTTCCGCCGCCGGGCGCCGGCATTTTATTGAGGTAATCAATCTGCGCTTGATACATAGGGAAGCCTGCGACCGACTGGCCGATACCCTGCAACGCACCGGCCAGCGCGTTTGCTTGACCGACGTAGCCAGACGCGCGGGCCTGACCAGCGGCTAGTTCGCTACCGGCCAAACCCTGACCGAGATTGCCAGCGGCGCCGGTCATCACATTGGCCGCCGACTGACCTGAACCCATCAGCGACTGAAGCGGGTTCAGCCGCGCGGCGCGCTCGACCTGATAGCGGTTAAAGGCGTTCTGATATTCTTGGCTGGCCAAGTCCTGACCGAAGCGCTGTACGCCCTTCAGCGTGCTGCCAGACAGCAGGTTGCCACGGGCAGCCGCCGACCGCTCCAACGCCTTCATACCTTCCGACTGGCGGAAAGCGTAGCCGGGGTCTTGCTGGAACTGGTCCATACCGAACTGCTTGGTCATGCTGCCGTAGTCGGGCGCAGTCGTGTCGCCGCCAAGCCCCAGCAGCTTCATAAGTTCTGCCTGCGCGGTCAGACCACCTTCACGGAACGGACGCTGAAGTTCTTCTTGACGCTGGAACATGCGCTCCTGCTGCGCGGCGGCGGTTTCCGCTGCCTTCGTCTGCGCTTTAGCGGCTTTCTTAGCGCCACTCGCTGCAATAAGACCGCCACCTACGCTGGCGGCGGCACCGATACCTGCTGCGATTACTGCTGGCGGCATTTTGGCAACTCCATCTTAAACAGGTCGTACGCGGACCCTAGGGTGTATATCATCTCGCCGGTCGGTTGCATACCCCCTCGGCGCGCGTACAAAGACACACTTGGCGCGCTAGGCGCTATGCGTGCCCAGAGCGTTTCTACGCCGTTGTCGACAGCGTAATCAATCGTAAACTGCCGGGCTTTTGCGGCCCATTTACCTCGGCCTTCCGGCAATATCATCACATGCACTTCATGCACATTAGGGGCAGACCACGCCAGCACATAGCCGCCGTGTTCGCCCATCAAAAACCAGTTCTTGTCAAACGCAACTGCATCTGTAAAATCCAGTTCCCCAAGTTCGGCTGGTCCGACAAACGGGCGCACCTCCGGATGGTTGGCCACCGCGTTGATGCGCTCAACGTCGAAGGAGCGCTCCAGCATCAGCTAACCAGTCGGCCCGATGCGCGGATGTTGATGGCCGACGCCGTGCCAGCGATAGTCGAGATAAAGCCATTGTTCGGTAGGACGTGGCCGACCAGTTCGGGGAAGGTGTACGTCTCCGACGGCTGGAGCGTTTTCGCCTTCACGATCAGGTTGTCGTTGCCCGCGCTGCCCGCAGCCGTGACGAGGTTGACGCTGATCGTCGCCGCCGACACGCTGTAATTGGTCGCGGTAAACTTGTCGATGATCGTCTGGACGCCAGCCGAAATGTACTGCGTGGTCTGGCTGTTCTCGGCGGTCTTTGCCGGGATGATGTTGTTGACATTTACGGCCATTTAAACCTCCATTGCGCTGATGTTATCGCTCACCGTCAATATAACTGACGGAGTAGCCGGATGCACGGCTGTCGCGGCTTCATACAATATCTGAACGGAAGTATCATCAACTTCCCACATAATCTCAATATAGTCGCCTGCGTTAAGCTGGGTCAGATAGTTCCACGCAGCTAACAGTTCTGCGCTATTGCCTTGGAGGCGGACAAACCCCGTGCTGTCAGGAACATCAACGCCATTCTTGCGAAGCCAAAGCCAGACCAGACCTGTACCGCCTGACGTTTTATCCAACTGCGCGGAGAACTGAATATTGTAGATGTTTGGGCGGTCGACGTAGATGCGCGACGTCGGGCTGCCACGGGTAACGCCGAACGACAGATCAGTCGTGTTAAACGTCATGGCGTACGCGGTATTGATGGCCGCTGCCGTCTGCGTTGTGGTGTCGTAGAACGAACCGTAGCGCGGTGTGCGGTACTCCCTGTGCGGCGGTGAGAGCGCCAGCGCCTGCAACTGCGTCTGCACGGCCGCCAGATCGTCGGCTGTCACCGACGGAATGGCGCTGTCGCTGGACTGCGCCAGATTAGCCAGCATGGCGTCATAGGACGCTATCAGCGTCTCTGTGCTGGGGGCCAACTCCGTCTCGGCTTGGTTGGTCTGCGTCGCAGTCAGCAGCGACAGAAAGAAGCGATACCATTCACGGCTAATCGCGCCGGTCCGCGGGTCAAGCAGATCGACGCGGGGCGGCGTAAGGTTAGTCGGATTGGTAATCGCCGACATCAGGCACGCGTTCCGCTAAGGATCAGTTCAGCGCCCATGATGTAGATGCGAACCGGGTCAGTGCCGGACACCTCGTAGACGCGGTCGCGTATCTTCATCGTCGCGCCAAGGCGACGCCAGATGGTACGTGTGGCCGTGCGCCCGATCTGGCCCATCGACTTCCAATGCTCGTTCGACCATGTGTGGCCGCCGTCATCCGACCAGCGCAGCATGACCTGCGGGTCACTGCCCTGTCCAGTGTTCAGACCCACGCCGCTTTCGCAATCTAGCTGCATCGAGTGCTGGACGGTACGCGCTAGGTTGTTAGCGCCGGTTGGCAGCGCGCGCCACGACCGCAGCCACTTCTGCGGCTCACCGTCGTCGGAGTAGGTGTTAAGGTCAAAGGCGTAGATTTTGCCGTTCTGGAAGTCACCGATAACAGTCGTTGAGTTGAAGAACATCTGGCTGTTGCCGCGATGACGGTTAAACTGACCGTTGGCGAACGACGCCCGTTCGTGCCATGCGCCGGTCGCCACGTCGAACACCCATGTCGTGTTGGCGGTCGGGAAGTTCAGCACGTAGAAGCTGTGGCCGTCCTGCTGGTAGGTGTAGCCGACGGCGTCCGACAGGTCAGGATACTCCTGCATCTGCCATTCAATCGCGTGCGTCGAGATGCGCTGGCCCATATAGCCAGACGCCCGAAAGACCATACCCTGACCGCGTGCGTCCTTGCCGAGCCAGTAAATCTGGTTGTCCATCTTAGCGACGGAGTAAGGGGCTGCGCAGCCGAGTTCGTTAAACGCACCTTGGATACGCGCCAGCGGGAAGTCGATCAGGCCAGCGTTGTACCAGACTTCGGTTGAGTTGGTGCCATACACCCACACCTCGCGGTGATCGACAAAGATCGCCACGACGTTGTCGGGGTTGCCTTCGGCGCTGGTAAATTCCAGCGGGTCAACCTGCGTGCCGTCCAGCAGCGACGTCACCCAGATTTTCTGGCTGTTCGGCTCGTTGAACACGAAATAGCCGTCGATGTAGCCGACCGTCACCGCGCCGGGGAAGTCTGGGTCGGTGATCTGCTGGAACACGTCCGTGCTGACGTTGTAGATGTAGCCTTGCGGGTTGACCGCGACGAATAACTGCGTGCCGTTGTCGGCCATGCTGACCGGGCCTGTGCCAGCCACGGTGCCCTTGGCGACCGCGTTCCAGTTGCTGTCGATCTGGAACAGCGTCGGGCCGGACACGACGTAACCGTAGTTGCCGAACTGCCACATGCCGCGGATCGGACCGATGCCGACAGTGGCCAGACGGGTAAGCCCCGGCGCGCGCTGAAGGAAGGCAGGCTCTTTGCCGCCTTCCGGCACAACCTCTGGGAACAGATTTATCATCTGGTTGTCTGCGGCGTTGACGCTTCGAGCGACATACGCCGACCCTAGGATCGGCGTCTTCATCAGTAGTTGCCCGCGAAGATGTTAAAGCGCTGGCGTGTCGCCACAATGCTGTACGGCATGGACATGATGTCGTCGGGGTTGTTGATGCGCTTGATGTTGCGCTTGGCCGACATGGCTATGCGGCGCACCTGCGCGGAAGGTTCGACGCCAAACTCCGGTGCCATCTCGCAGGCCAGATTGTAGCGGAACGCACGCAGATAGCCGGGCGGGAAGGTGAGGTCGGTCGCCAGCGTCGCGGGGCGCGTCAACTCTTCGACCGAAATGAAATGCCATTCCAGATCGCGCGTCGGCCGCGGGTAGACATACATCTCGATGTCAGGGAAGGTGTTGTTGACGAAAATAACCTGCGGGTATGTCGACGTCACGGTCTTGACCGCGATGCCGTTATACTGCTGCTGGTTGATGAATTTGATGCCGTAGCTGACGCCCGTGCCGGGGTCACGGAAATAGGTGCTGTCGTCCAGCAGCACGGGGCGCAGACCAGCAAAGTCGCCAGTAGGGCCAAGCGTGCGCGACAACTGACCGGCCGGCCAAGTGAACACCTGATCCTGCGTCGCAAAGACCGACAGCCGCTCGGTGTTCCAGCTTTCGATCATCTGGTTCATGGCGTTGAGGGCGTCTTGCGACGTCTCGGCCGAAGGCACTTCGCCTTCCGCCAACATCCCCAAGAGACGCAGTGAACCGTTTATGATGTCGCCGGCCGTAGTCATTTATCAGTCTTCCTGATCTGCTTGAGTGCGGCGGCGGCGCGGAGCCGGTTTTTCAGCCGAAACAAGCGGGTCTTCCATTCGTTCCCATCCGTACATTTCGTCGGCAGCCGCTTCCTCTTCCGAGATAGCTACCTTCGCGCCATGACGCGGGTGGACCATATAGATTACAGCCATGATATACCCCTGTAAGGCTGCGCCCGACCGAAGCCGGGCGCAGATTTATTACGCTACGCGGTAGAGCGTCCATGCGCCCGCAGCCGACTTGCGTGCAACCAATTGCGCGCCGGTCGTGACGGGGATCGTCATGGTGAGCGAACCGCTGACAGTCCAGCCGGTGCCGGCTGCGATGACTGCCGTGCCCGACGAGGTGCCGAGGTTGACGACGCGGAAGCTGAACGAGGTGCCGTTCTTGTCCGAGTTGGTCAACACAGCTTCCAGATCAGTTACCGTCGGCAGAGTGTAGGTCTGCTGGGCGGTCACGCCGCTGTTGGCGAGGATCAGGCCGTTGAGAACCTGCGCCGGGGTCAGAGTGGCCGTAGCCGTGATCGAAACCGGAGCAGGGATTGCGTCGATAAGAGGCTCGTCAAGATTGCCATCGCCAATCTGATAGCCGCCGCCGCCATTAGGAAGTGACATAATAATTCTCCTTTACCTTAAAATTAACCCCACATCCGAACAGCCATCTGCGGACGGATCGTGCTGTAGCCATACAGAACGTCAATACGGCAGGGCATACGGTCGTTGTTGATGTCGTACTGACGGACAACGCGGAGCGAGATACCGTTGTGGACTGCACGCGAAGCCATGTCGACGCCCTGCGGCATAAGCAGGTCGGCGGTGGCAAAGGTGATTGCGTCCTTGTGGTAGACGAGGTTCTGGGCGTACTGCGTGCTGGCAGCGCCGACGAACACGACAGCCTTGCTGGTAGCAGGCAGAGCGTTGACGGTAGCAAGCGCGTGGTCGGCCGAGTAGATCGGAGCAACCGTGACGTTGCCTGCGCCGGAGCCGTTCAGCGTGACGCTGGCAAGCGCGACGAACTGGAACAGCGAACCAGTGCTTTCGCGGGTCTGCGGGTTGACAGCAAAGCAGTCAGCAACGGTGAACACGTCGCCAGCGTTGATGGTGGCGTTAGCGCCAGCACCAGTGATAGCGATGGTGGTAGCACCTTCGGTGGTGACAGCAGCCGAGGTCGAACCGCCGGTAGCCGTACGCGAACCGCAGGTGAACTGCTTGATCGACTGCGACATGTTAATCTCGTCGAAGCCGAGTACGCCCGTGCCCATCATGCCGTTCTTGAACTGCTTGCTGATGGTGTCGGTCGGGTTGAACAAGCCTTTCAGACCTTCGACCAGACCAGCGTTGGCAGCCGGGTTAACGGTTGCGTAGCGCGGCGACATCACAGCGGCGTTTTCGTTCAGCTTCTGCTGGGCAGCCAACAGGACAGCCGAAGTGCCCGGCGTGGTGCCGGGGGTGCCGACCGAGTTGCCGATGGTGCGGAACGCGTTGGCTACGTCAGCGTCGATGCTGGCAGCAAGCTGCGAGATACGAGGCTTGAGTACGCGCTCTGCGAAGTCGTCCAACTGCATGGTCATTTCGGCGGTGGTGAAGTTCACGCCGATGTGCTTCTGGTTGGCGACGGTGAGAGTGGTGAACTGCTCGTTGTCATCCTGAACCTGAAGGGCAGCACCGT